GCCCCTGTGGGCCTTCATAAGCCTTAGAAAGCGCCAAGGTGCGCCCGTTGCCGCTTTCGACAACATTGTCTGGGCCGACAATAGGTGCGCCAGAATTGGCTTCTCTTGCCGGTCCAAGCATTTCCGGCTTCAGGTTTTTGGCGATGTCATCAATTTGCTGTTTCGACCCGGCCATCGTGCGATCACGAGGCTGCAATTCCTGCGGGAATTGCGAATTGACCCTTAAATCACGATCATGCGACGTGACCAAAGACGGCAGATCCACCACTTCATAGCGTGCCTGCAACTGCCCGCCTGGGTGGAAAATCGTGTAATTATTCAAGTCTTGCTGATAGGTTCCACCTTCTGGCTTTCCAGTCGGTAAGCCCTTAGATGTTGGAGTGCCTGGAAGTCCTTCGCCAGCAAAGCGTTGTCCCATGCCCTCTTGAGGAACGCCGGTCTCGCCATTGGTTCCAGTTCTGACAGCACCCTCGCCACTAGCTGCGCCGGTGTTTCCTGCTGGTTCCGCGCCATACGCCCTCAACCTAGCCGCAATCGTGTCTTCGGGGTCCAGTTTGCCCTGTTTAACCGCAGATTGTTCCCAAGCGTGCTGGTTATCAATGGCATTGTGAATATCGGACATAACAGCAGTTTTCAGGTCTTTCAACTGCTTATGGCCGACCCAATCACCGGCACGTTTTGCCTGCGCCATTTGGCCTGTAATCGTCGAGTCCAGGTCGACAAGTTTATGATATGGCGTGACATCGCCAAGATTGGCCACCATGTCGATTACCGGGGCCGCGTGGCTGCTGGGTATTGTCACATTTGGATCAACACTGGATTGCAGGCTTCGGCCTGCTTCCTGCGCCCCCGTGGTAACAACAGACAGTTTTTTGTCTGGATCAACTTGTTTGTAAAGGTTTGACCGTGCATCACGGGCGGCAATCATGGCCTGGTTGGTCATTTCACGGATTGCAGATCCGGTCGCTTCCGGTGCAGTGCCTGCTGGCATTTCATTGTGCAAATCTGCCGCATGTTCTGTAAGTGAATTGACCACCTGGTCATGCGCCTTGTCGATCATGCTGCCTTGTTCAGACAATGCCTTGCTGGGCATCATAAGATCAGCATTATCTGGCGACATGCTCCGCAACGCTTCAACACGGGCGCGGTTTTGCTCATTCCGCACCGCATCCATGCGAACCTTGAAATCGGTGTTGACGTTTTCAGCGTTCTTTTGCGCCAGCAAAGCGCCGGGGTCCATTGCCAATTCACCGGTCGTGGCCGGTGAGCCGGTCAAAATGTCTTTATGGTTTTCCTTCAGGCGCTCATAAGCGGCCTTCGGGTCCGTAAACATTTGATAGAGCAGGCTGTCGGCCATGCCCTGCTGGTTCGCCCCGAACATTGGTTCCGTGAATTTTTTGACAGGAGCCGCAGCAGCGTCAGCAAGTTTACCGCCGTAATGAGGCAGCACCATACCACCCACCAGGCCCGCCAAAGGATCGCCTGTGGCCTGCGTCACGGCTTCGCCGGTAGATCCTGCTGCAAAGTTAGCGGGAGCCATTTTAACGGCGTCTTTGAGGGTTTCTGTCAGTGCATTGTAAAAGCCTGGCTTGGCAAATGTGCCGACTTTAGCGCCCATTGCTGGACCCCAGCCACCGGCAACCATTTCAGTCCCGGCCATACCAACCTGGCCCAGCGTACTTTCCGGCTTATACTCGCCTGTCTTTTCAAAAATTGGTTTTGCCAATTCTTCGCCCGACGGGAGGACGTTTTGAGGCGCTATTTTAGCAGCCGCTTTCCCAATAGGGGTTGCATTTTTTTCATAGTCGGCCTGGCGCTCTTTATACTTTTTAAGAACGTCTTCGGTCGATTCCCCTGTGATTGCGCCATGTGCGCGAGCCAAAAGGTAATCCGCCATGTCGGACATGCCTTTGCCGCCCAACGCGCCAGGGATAGACGTAAGACCCTTAATCCCCGCCGTTGCCACCGCCTTCGGTAAAGCCTGCTCCGTCGGGGTTTCGCCCGACGGAGCATTGGACAAAAGTTTGCCTTGGTTGGCAAAATGTTCCAATTCCGCATCTGAATAGTGACTAAGATCTGTGGCCGGAGCCGGAGCAGAGGCAGCTTCCGGCTGACTGCCGGACGCGATTTTCTCAAGTTCGGCATCAGAGTATTGGCTGAGATCTGTAGGCATCACTGGGTTCCTTTTGCGGCCCTACGACGTGCAAGTTCTGCTGCGGCCACATCTGGGGCCGGAGGAGGTTTTGTCGCCTCTTGAGGTGTAGGTGTGTAATGATGCCAAGGATTTTCTTTGCGTGCCAGATAAATCTCTTTTTCGATGTTATCTTTTGCCGGGTCCATATCCATCACGCGCTCGTAAACAGCCTGCTGCGCTTTCGCTTTAGGCTCGATGGCGTTGTCAATGATCCACTTGATCGCGCCAGGCAGCATTTGAGCGCCTGGTGTCGCGTTCTGAACGTACTGGTTAAATTCACCAACACGAACCGGCGCACCGTTCAATTCCATGCGAGCAAGTTCTGTCCCGGTCGACGTTTGCAGTTTTTTAACAGCGTCTGCATTGTTCGGATCGGTGTTCATGAGCTGCTTGATGAAATTGTCGCTGAACCCTGCCTGCTTGAACATGCCTGCGTACCTGTTGATCTTTTCACCCAAAGGGCCGGTGTTCACAAGCGGCTTGCCGTCTTTATCAAACAGCAGCGACTTCATGGCAGATGTCTGAGACAGCAGGTCATTGGCATTGTCTGCCTCAACCGCCGCCTTCGAGCGTGCCGTGTTTTGTGTCGCAAAGTTCTTTTCGGTCGACATCTTTTTGGTTTCAAACGGTTCGGCTGTTTCCTTTTCAGCCTTTGTCACCATAGCCTTTTTGGCGGCTTCCGTTTCAGCAAAACCGGGGATTGCAACAACCTGGTCATTCTTCATAACCTGGCCAGATGTTTTTACGCGATTGATGTCATTGGCAATCTTTTCTGCCAATGGCGTCAAACCTGAACCCATCGCAATCTTAAAGTTTTTCTGCAAAAGCGGCAGGTTGTCGTTCGGATCAACACCCTTCCAGAAGTCGTCCGTCGGCTTCGGCATACCTTGCGATGCGTTTGCAACAGTTGTTTCGAGCTGTTTTGTTTTGTCAGTCGACGTGCCTGCGGGCGCACCACCGGCAGGAGGCTGCTGGCCCGGTTGACCTGCTACGGGCTGCTGTGTGCCGCCTGCTGGCTGCTGGGTTGTTGTTCCAGCAGTTTTGCCTGCACCTGTATCAGCAGGCAAAGGAGCATCTTTCAAAAGATCGCCTGCGCCAATCGATTTGAAAAACTCCGCAGTATCCAATGCAGGCAACCCAGCAATTTCACGACCGGCATTGAGCGTCCGCAATTGCTGCATAATTTCTGCAACTTTGGAAATGCGAGCCGTGTCCGCAGTCTTCTGCTGCACGCCAAGAGTACCGAACCCGATCTGGCTTTGCTCTTTTTCGCGCTGAATGTCGGCTTCCCGTTTATTCATAACGGATTCTTGCGCCTTCATCTGCTGATAAGACTGTGCGCCAGCGCCAAGACCCTGCAAAATTGCAGATCCAAAATAACGGCTTGGCGAAGAAGCCATACCGGCCAGGCCAGAGAACAGCGGCACAAGGAATTTTTCGGACGTCAGTGTGTCCGTCCAATCCTTAGATTTGCCGTCGCTGCTGCCGCTGCTTTTGCTGGATGGACCAACATCAGCAGATGGACGCGGAGGCATTTGGAAGTTTTTACCAGACGTAATTGCATCTGCTTCTGAAATCGCGTCATTGCCCGTCTGCTTCAGCAGATTTGGGTTTGTCGGGAATACATAGGCAGGCAGTGTTTTGGTCAGTGGTGCATCTGGGTTAGAAAGCACGTTTTTAGCGCCTTCTGGACCAAAGTATTGCGCCAGACGATAGTTTGTCGGTGTCTTTTCGATGCCATTTGCATCAAAAAACTTGCCAGTGCTTTGAACAGTCCGCATGAAAGCGTCAATGTTCGCATCAGCGTTTTTCGGATCTTGGCCCTGGCCAACCTTGCTCCAGGTCGAAGGAATAAACTGAAACACGCCAGTGGCATTGCTTGCTTTGCCGTTTGAACCAACAGTGTCATTAACGCGGTTTGGATTAAGGCCGCTTTCATGCGTGGCATGGCGGATCATCCAAGTTGGATCGCCAAGGTTATATTCTGCGGCCTTGTCTGCGATCTTCTGGGCAATTGGATGGCTATAATCAATGCCTGAAGACGGTTTTGTCTGGGCTGGTGTTGTATCGGACTCTTCCGGCGTGATAGTCAAGCCAGAGCTGCCATCGCCAACGACGTTGCCATCATTGCCAGCGTGATGTTCGCGTTTAATCAGTTTGTTGCTTTCGCCAACAAGACCCATCAAATACGACAAATCGGAATCCACTTCGCCGCCGTCGGCGTAATGGGAATTGATAGCCCCACCGCGTTTTGCAAACAGCAAAAACGGAAGAATGTCGGCAATTCCTTCGCCAGCGGCAGCAGTTGTCGCCAATGCCTCGCCACCGGCCAACCCCGCTTCTGCAAGAGGAGCAGCCGCCGCAGCCGTTTCTGCAACAGGAGCCGCAGCGGCTGTTGCTTCAGCAATAGGTGTCGCGGCAGCAGTTTCGGCCACAGGGGTTGTTGCCGCAGCAGCCTTTCCTGCGGCAGCAGGGGCTTCAGACATAAATGGACCAACCTGCGAAGCGTCAGTGATTGCTGCGCCATTGCTGGTCATGGGCGCAGAACCAACCTTGTCAATGCCAAACAGATCTTTGGCCTTATCAAGACCGGCAGTGCCAAGTTTTTGTGCGCTATATAGCTGAGAAACAGTACCGGCTGCATTTCCAAGCCCGCCCTGCGCGGAAGAGGGCATTTTGCCTTGGCGCTGCGCGTCTTGTTCGTTCTTCAGTTCCTGCGGGCTTGGCATTTGATAGTTAAGCGTACCCATGTAGCCTTTGGACTCATCTTGTCCCAGGCCATATGGCAACCCGCCACCTGGCGCACGATGATGGCGAACGCTGCCGCCATAAGCCTTGTCATCGTCGCCAAACAGGTACTTTTTAGCCGTACTCAATGCGCCTTCTTCAGCAGGAGAACCGCCTTTTGCGTCCTTACCACCAAAAAATTCTTTACCGCTCTTCAGCATTTCGTAACCGGATGTTACGTCTTTGCCTGCCGAAACAGCGGCGTGAAGATCCGACCCAAGGCTTCCCTGGTTTTGTGGTGCGATGTTCTGGGCTGTTACCAACTTGGGTACAGGCATTTGCGAAACAGCCGCCGGGCTTGCACCGCCCAACCCTCCACCGCCATAAATGCCTTTTGGGTTAAACGGCGCATACATGTTTTGATGAGCGCCCAACAAAGCAGACAAATCAGTAGCGTCGACAATGCTTGGCGAGCCGCCACTTGCATAGTGGCCCCCGTGCGAAAACCCTTCCATCGCCCGGTTGAAATTGACGACGCCGCCTTCCGACGACGGGACAAGGCCACCCCTTTGGAAATGACCTTTTTGCGCCGCATGATGTGTCGCTTTATCATAATCGACAGTTTTGTACCCGTGTGATTGACCAACCGCTTCGGGGTGATGCTTTTCGACGTCTTGTGCGATGAGGCCCATTCTTTTTGGGCCGTTTTCGCCTTTGTACCGGAACCGGATGATTTTCTGGCCATCGTATGTCTCACCGATATGCTCGATGTCCTGCTTCAGACGTTCGTCCGAAAATGCCGACGTCGGCGATGTTGTCTGCGTGGTCGATCCAGACAGTGCGCCAGTGCCTTCGGCAATCCCGGCCAAGAATTGAGCCACCTGGAACGGATAACCCTGCTGCTGCTGGAATTGGTTATAGAGTGCCGACAGACCGGCCTGTTGCGTCTGCTGCGGAATCGTGCCTGCCTGCAATGCAGCCTGGCCACCAGTGATCGCGGCATTCTGTGCGCCACTGCCCAATTGGGCAAGCGTGTTGGCCCCGGTAACGCCCTGGTTATAGATCTGGTTGCCCAGGCCACTTTGAGCGCCTGCTGCCCCTGTATATTGGTTAAAGAGCTGCTGCCCGGCCTGCCCTGCTGCGGCACGGTTTGCCTGCGCCGCACTGAGATCAACACCCTGCTGGCTGTTAAATTCATTCAGCGCCTGTCCGTAGCCTTGGTTCAAAAGACCACCGACAACATTGCCGGTCGCCATTTGCTGCTGGCCCATCAAAGCGGCCTGCGCCAATCCTGCACGATCACCGCCAAATGCACCCGCACCAATTGCGTTTCCGGTCAATTTGGCCTGATCTTGCTGTTGCTGCTGTTGCAGCGGAGCCAATGTCCCCTTGATGACATCGTTCATATAAGGGTTCATGTATTGATCAACGCCCTGCTGGCTAAACTGCCGGGCGTTAACAGGCATCGCGCTCTGCTGTGTCAGCGGGATCGCGCTTGAAAGAGCATTGTTGATATTGGAGCTGGCCATTTGGTTAAACGGCGAAGCATTTTGTGCGCCCTGAGCGAACGCACCACCTGCCTGCTGATACCAAGGCTGTGCAGAATTTTGGGCATTATAGATGTTGTTGATGCCGGAATTTTGCACTGCGTTTGTTTGTGCAACAAATGCGCTGGGATCTTGCGAATAGGCTTGAAAGGGCGTCTTTCCAATGTCTGCCGCAGTCGCGTTGACGGCGTTATACCGTGCAAGGACTTCTGGTGGAATGGTAACTGTGGAGGTAGTTGTGCCGCCCTTGCCGCCGCCGCCCATTTTTATTCTCCTGCAACTTTCTTAGCCGTGTTCACCGACTTAACAATACGGTCCAAGTCGTTCTTGCTAATCCGCACTTTGCCGCCATGTGCAAAGCCTGCACCCTGGCCGCCGCCGTACTGCTGGTCACCTGGGGATGGCCCCTTGCCACCGGCGTTGCCAAACTGCTGCTGCTGCTGAAACGCGTTATAGCCAGAATTTGTAGGCTGCTGCCCGCCAGTCCGTTGTTGGTACTGCGGGTACGTTTCTCCGGGCATTGGCTGGCTAGTCGACCCCAAAGATCCATTTCCCTGCGCTATGTTTTGCTGCATTTGCTGCTGGCTAAAAGCCATGCCGGTGTCATCGGCTGGATTACCTTGCTGATTAGGGCCTGGCGGCAATGCACCATAAACCTTGCTGCCATCGCCTATTTGCTGGCGGATCATTTGGCCATTGTCTTGATGATAATTATAGCCACCCTGTTGTTGCTGCTGCTCCCAAGGCGAGCCTTGACCATTGTTAAAAAATGGCGGTGGCTGTTGGCCGTAACCTTGCGGCTGGCCATAACCATACCCCTGCATCTGGCCGTACCCCTGCTGCGGGCCGTATTGGTTGTATCCTTGCGACGGACCATAACCTTGTGGTGTTGAATAGCCTTTGCCGCCACCGCTCATATTCTGTTGCTGTGGTGGCTGCTGTTGTTGTGGCCCGGTGCTGCCCATTGTCTTACTCCGCTGCTTGGGCAACACTGCCCGTTCTGGCATTATAAAGGAAAAAAGCACCCGCCGGAGTGCCAAAAACCCGTTCGTAGAGTCTGATCTTCGCTTCGGTCCGATGGTTGGATAAAACGCCGATCATCAATGGTATTCCTAACCCGTCAGCCACCTGCTTGGAAAACTCGCATAACTTACGCGCTCTTCCGCCTTTGGCGTTCCTGTAGTCAGGATGAACGAAAATCGCCCGTTCTTCCAAAACTTCTTGGTCAGAATACCACATTGTTCCGGTCCTGAGAAGGACAGCGCCTTCTGCAATACCGTTCGGCTTGCCAATGATTCCAACCATCCCGTGATCGCGGTTCAAAGCAGGCCAAATCTCGTGTAAAATTTTTGTTGTGTTCGGGTTAACAAACCCATTGTCATCGCAAGCAAGCATAGACAGCGCCATCATCTCGTCGATGTCCTCCGGCGTGCCAATTCTAATTTGCAGATCAGTCATTGAAAAACCCCTCAATCTTTCTTTGGACCTGGCAGATTTTGCAGCGTTTTCACAGTTTTGGCGCGTTGTTTTTTAACAAACGAATCCAAGATCCTGTGTCCGTTTTCCATATCTCCACCACCAATATGGGTAACGTCATCTGGGTGAATTACATATTCGCCCCCGGCAACAACAACCGGGACAGCGCCGGTATGCCCACCATTTTTGAGGTGATCGCCGCCAGCCCCGTAAGGCAACGCGCCCTGGCCGTAAGGCATACCTGCCGGTTTGCTGAAGATTTTTTTTGCAGATCTAAACCCAGCCATCGTGTTGCCTTCGCCCATCGACGAAATAATGTCGGCAGGGATGACATAAGAGCCGGACGCAACGTGCATTGGCAGATGATCCGTACGACCGGCAACCGGGCTGTGAATTGGTCCGTGAAACAGTTTTGGCATGTTTGGAGGTTTTGGGCCAAGTTTTGACATCCCTCCGCGTGCATAACCAGCGCCAGGAATTTCCATGTTCTCGCTTGGGTTCATGGGGTCTACGGGCTTTTTTTCATTAAAAATGTTCTTGTCGACCTGCGTGTCCATTGGCCGGTCGCTTGGTCTCATGTCGACGTTTTTAGTTTGTGGAATGACAGGAGCAGGAGGAAGGTTAGATTGCGGGCGTGCTGCTGCCGGAGCCGATTGCGCCTGCGGCTTGCTGGCAAAAGCGCCTTTCAAATCAGAAAACAGTGATTTGGTCGGGGCCGGTGTGCCGAAAATATAACCGCCGCCCTGCTGCTGGCCTGCTTGCATACCCTTCGGCAACACGCCGCCCATTGGCGTCAAAGGACTGCCGTCGCCACGATCCATGTAATAAACCTGGTCGTGCTGGTGTTCCTGCGGCGCTTTCGCCATTGCCGCCGGTGAAATGCCCAAACTTTTTGGGCGCTGTGGATGCAACGGGGCAGACGCTGGAGCAGAAGAAGTCGGATAGTTCGCCTCAAAAGGATCTTCCGAACGGGGGACAGGCCCAACCATTGGCGAACGGCTTTGTTCTTGAGCGTCCAAATTGCGGCCCTGCTCAATCGCTGCGTTCATTTTCATTTTGGCGGCAATGTCTGCGGATTTTTTCCGCGTTTCTTCCAAATTATCCGTTTCGGGATTGTAGTTTGGGTACGACCAGGGTGGAGGCATCTTTGTTGCGTTCCACAAAGGGCCACCCGCATCGCGTTTTGCACGCCGCGCCACGTTTAGGGCTGCGGCAACAGCCTGGTCATGCGGGTGGCCCGAATGAACCATTTCGCTGATGTTGCTAGAAATTGTTTTTTGGGACTTACCTTTTTTAAGGGGCATGTTTCACCTATGAGGCCGTGTTAGAGATGAGAATACCCTCGACGCCGATACTGACAGAAGACGTGCCAGACGCAGGATTGCCAGAAATTTGCCATTGAATATCAGTTTTTTGCGTGTAAGCACGAGGAGCAACACGCATTGTTTGGTAAGAAATTGCAAACGGTGCTTGCAATAAAATTTGTACCAATCCTGTAGATGATTGTGTATACACGCGATAGTTTGAATAATTAAGCGCTGTATTTCCAGTTAAACTAGAATATGCGTTTGAACGTGTAAGATAAAAAGTATATCCATTTGGAACGGTATAAATTGTCATTTGACTTTTTCCGTACCCAACATCAATTTCAGCGTATTTAATTGTTTTACCAGCGTTGCCAATATTAAGTATGCCAACAGCATTTACGCTGCCGGTAATTTGTATGCCGTTAATTCTCAAATAACTATTAACGGTTGTAACGCCCGTTGTTCCATTTGTTAAAACAAGCGTTTCAGAAATTTGATTATAACTTGCATCTAACCCGTTGATCAATACAGACACATTTGTGTCTGAACCTGATGAACTCCACAACAACATTGTAGTTGCTGAAACAGGATATGTATACGCAGTTGTATTTTCCCAAACTGGATAATAAGTCGCGCCGCTTGAATTAGGCAACGCTAATTGATACCCGTAAATGTTTACGACAGATGCGCCTGTTACAAAACCGCGAGCGACTTGCATGTATGGCGGAAGTGCCAAAATGCTTTCATTGTTAGTAATGACATTGCTTGGATTTGTACTTGCACCATAAGGTGGATAAACGGTAATGGCCATTATTGGGCGCTCCCCGATACCTTAATCGTGATTGTGGTAGCCGACGCCAGCGCCTGGACCGTGTAACCTGCGCCAAGCGACTGCTGGCCAGTCCATTGGACAGTCGTATAGCCATTGATCGGCGCTGCATAAAAAAGGGCATTTGACTGCGCCGCAGTACCCCCCGACGGCACGAGATAGATGTTAAACGTGCCTGCTGTCGCAACCGTATTGCAAATCTCAATATCAGTCAGAAGAAATTGCGTATTGGCTGGCACGGTGTACAGGGTCGAAACCGAAGTTGTTGCGGCTGTCGGTGTGACCGGTGTGCCACGGAATATGTTGTACATATTGCCGAGGTACTGCTGCAAGGCGTTGATTGCGACAACGCCGTTCTTTTGGGTCGTTAAAATATCACCTAAACTAGCCATCAGAACCGCCCATCAGGTTGGAACCTATACCGGATGTTCCCAAGCCGGAAAAACGTATTTGCTTCCGTGCTGGAGATCAAAATCGACACAAGACGCCCCCGCAGGCGTGGCGTGATATATTCCACGTTTTGCGTCATATTGTAAGGGCCATACTGGATTGGCGTATCACCAGGGTAATTTGTAGAGAACAGCGTGATCTGAACGGTCGCGTTGTTCGTACCGCCGTACACGCCCCACTTCATATCTGGCCAAATTTGATCCATAAAGATCAGGTTTTCGGCGTCCGTAATTTCAAAATAACCAGTTTGGAAACTGGATGTCATGGGCTGGGTATCGGCATTATAACCCTGCTCATGCTGGTAAATGTATTGCAGGTTTGGATCTGCGCCGATTGGAGACCCCAAGACAGACTGGTCGATCCAGGCGGTACGGGACAAAGTGCCGTAATCCCACTGCTGAAGCTGGGTGTTATATTTGACGTAGCTGTCATTTTCCGTGCTGTTTGCAGACGGATAATACCAGGTCACTTCGTTGAATTGCGTGTTGGTCGCGCACCGGATCTTGTAGGCATAAGCCTTGTTATAGTTCTGGAAAACGACATCCCACACCGGGCATTGAATTGGCGCAGCGCCATTCTGGCCCAAAACAAAGAATTGGGTCAAAGACATCCAATAAGTCTGGTTGTGGAAGTTAGCCACCGCGCCGCGAGCAATCAGTCCGCAGTTGGTGTCGATTTTGTTGAACGCATAAACGTAGGGAGGACCAATGTATTGCATGGCCCAAACGTCAAGATCCGTCCAAATCAAACCCTGTTGATTCGCCTGGATGCCGCCGACGATCTTTGAGCCGGTCGGAATACGATATGAACCTGCCTGATTAACGACCGTGGCCGTCCAGGTTGTAAAGTCGTTCACGTCGGACCAGCGAACCAAAAGAGGGTCGATGATGCTGGTAAAGGTCGACCCCCAGGCCACAACCTGGCGCTGAGGCATGGCAATGAACATGCCGTAATTAGCAATCGGCGCACTGGCGATGATCTGCGCGTTCTGCACAGTTCCGTCCGGTTGCCAATAATAGATCGGCCCGGCAGATGGATTGGCAAGAAGGATCTGCCCCCAGTTATCCAATGACCAGTCGGTCGTCGTGATTGGCGTGCCTAAAGTTGTAGTTGTGCCACTGCCCGTACCAAAGCCACCGACGCCGTAACCCACGCCACCCGTGCCGTAGCCACTTCCTGCGGCCTGTGCAGGCACGCCATAGTAATAAACATACTGGACGTTGCCGTTGTTCTGATAGGCCGATGTCGAGGCTGCAAACGTGGCCGTATGGACGCCAGACTGCGACCCAGATGTGTTAATCGCGGTCCCGTATGGCGTGGCAGAAATGTTAAATGTCGTGCTGGACAGTTGCAGGACATAATAGGTCGTTGAAGCGGTAATCCCGGTCGGCAGTGCGCCGGTCGTGGTAAATGACACCGCAGAACCTGAAACAGGCACAGTCTGCGCCGTTATGACGGCAGGGGATGCAATGGTTATCGTGGCCAATTGCGAAGATGCCGACGCAATGTTGGTCGACGAAATTGTAAAGTTATTGGCATCAACGATACTCGTGATCGTATAAGCCCCAAAAAGGGTCAGATTGCCGATCATTGTGCTGGTGGTGACGGTAAATGTCGATCCGACAGAATAACCGTGGTACGGCAACAGGACGTTGACCGTCGGAGAACCGTTAACCGTTGTGTAATACGGCACTTGCCCCAGGAACGTGGCCGTCAATGTGCCAGATCCGCCGCTCAGGCTGATTGCAGACCCGCCTGGCGTCAAGGATATGCTGAACGTGCCGGAGGTCAGTTTCGTAACAAAATAATCAACGCCAAGCGTCAGACCTGAGGGCAAGCTGCCACTGCTGGTAAAGGTGACGGATGTTCCCGTGTTAGGTACAAATGAACCTGAAATCGTTGTCGTAACAAACGTAACAGTTTCGCTATTTGTATATGTTGCGGGCGAAGCCGACGTGACGTCGTATGTGTTGCCGTTAATGACGGGGTTTGTGTTGTACGCGCCATAAAGAACAATGCCGCCAATGCTTACCGGCGTGTTGATATAGACGTACGAATAGACATTCGTGGTATTTCCTGCGTCAGTGATGACGATGGTCGAGCTTCCGGTTGTGGTGACGATGTTTTCCGCCACATTGTCGGTTTTGGTCGATGGTGTCAGGGTTTTGTTCACGCCGTTGCTGATCGCCGACAAACTGCCTTCAGCGCCAACACCTAGATAAAGGTTCTGGTTCAGATCTTCCCAGGCTTTCAGGTTCCGAACAGGAGTTGCAATCGTGTTCGGGTAATATTTCACCCAGCCACCAAGTTTTTGCGGCAGGCCCATACCGGCACGATCCGGCAAAAACCGGATAAGTTGCGAATAGGTCAAAGCCGCCTCATTCAAGGCAGGTGTCTTTACCTGGTCAACGCCGGGGATCAGTTTGAGCGAAGCGTGCGGCATACATTACCCCCTGGTCGGAGTTGCAGCAGCAGGCGGAGAGTAAGAAGCCCAGCCAGCAGACTGAAATTTCTTGCGAGCCTCTTCGATAAATGCGCTCTTCAATAAATTTGTATATTGGTTTTCATAACTTTGCGCCATCTGCGGGTCATCCGATTGACGGCCAAAGTTGCGCTGGTACGCCGACACATAAATCATGCTTGCCATGATCAAAACGTCAGGCAGATAGGTGCTGATAAAAGTCGTGGTATTGGTCGCAGACAGGCTTGCCGGGCGTGCCGTACCGGTTACTTTCACCGTATAGTTTGCGTCAGGATAGGGACCAAACTGCAAATACTGGCTTGTGAGGCCCGTTGTCGCAGCGTCGCCTCCATAGACAGCAAAATACTGCGGAAGTCCTGTGGAGGCGCTATTGTTGTACACATTCTGCAAAAATTCTTTTGTCGTCGGCAAAAGAGCATTGTTAAACGTCGTTTGGGTCACGCCAACCGTTTGGATCGTGATAAAATCGCCGGTTGGGATCGTCAGTTGGTTGTTGCCAGCCGTCAACGTGTAGGTGTTGGAGATTTGCGTCGACAAAAAGTCGATGTCACGGCAGATCCGGTTTTCGGCATAAGTGATCATCTGCGGCAAAATGGCGACGAAATTTGTGTCGGTCGGTGACACGACCGCCATTGTGGCGATTTGGGTGACGTAGGTGGAATAGGTTAAACCCGTCGTCATTTTGTGTCACTCATGTTCAGGTTTGTCACCATATCACGCAAACTTGGCGTACGCATCTGCCAATTTTGTGTCATATGCGTTCACAGCATACTGGGGGCCATTGTAGCCTTTAGCAAACCCGGCCCAATCTTTGCGCTGGATCTCGTCCAGCAGCCCAGCGGCCTTGATAAAATTCGCCATGTGCTGAAGCTGGTTTACTTCAGACTCCATAGCTTGTTCCACCATTTCTTGAGCGGATGAGCATCCAGCCAGTTTGTAATTATTGCCCATGATTTGGCCCAAACCCCACGACACAGATCGCAAAGCAGCATCCAGATCAAGATCAGCAGCGGCTGTAATTTCTGCGTAAACAGCGTCCGAGCCTTTTGGGTAAGGCTTTTCGCCCCACTTAGGGTAAGCGAGACCAGCGTCAACAGCGCGTTCGAGAACATCAGGTTTATCCTTCAGAAATTTATAGAAATAGTGGCGTTCAAACAAGGCTTTTGGGCGTTTTGCCTTGTCAAACCCAAACCCGCCAGTTTCAACAGATAGCACAGCCCGAAGAGCCGCAGACTCGACGCCAAGAGCAGCAGCCGTTTTGTCGATGTCGCCAACCTGCATAGGGGTGGCAGTGCCTACAAAGTTCATTTCTTTTCCCCAACCAATGGATTGCTGCTGCCAAACCAAAATGACAGCACAAGCATCAATGCGCCGTCCAAAGTCCCTAATACACGGGCAATCAGTTCCCGCATACTGGCCTCGATCACATGCGTGAACAGGAAATACTGAATGACCGCCCAGCAAACAACGATCACATAGGACATGACGGATGGCGTGAAAGAATGCGTGCCGATAGCCATGTCACGGGCAGAAGCCCGGTCACTGGCCGCGATCTTTACCAGGTCAATGTCCAGCGACTTCATCTGTACTTTGAAGTCGGCGTCCACTTTGCGGATCGCTGCTATTTGATCAGGGGTTGCAGTTGCCAACGCATTTCTAATGTCGTCTTCAGACCCGTCACCATGACCCAGTAAAGCCGTAGACAACGCTTTGACGGCCATTCCGGCCACTGGCCCGCCAATGGCGGTTGCGATTGTTGGTGCAACATTTTCGATCAACTTTCCAAAGATACCGAGATCCATTAGTGCGACCCTTCTAACATAACCGCCCCGATGATGAACATAACGGCCAAAATGCCCAAAACGATGACAGTCACAGCGCCAACTTCCTGGATTTGTTCCATCCTGGCAGCAGCAGCCCGCTCTTCTTCCCACTTTTGGCGTTCAATTTCTTTACGAATGTTGATCACTTCGCGCTGAACCTGGTCCCAGGCAGCTAACCCATAAGTTCCAACGAACAAGTTCCGGGCTTTCAACGCCAGGTCGTGTGCTTCTGCTTTCGCGGCATATCGCTCAATGGCAATTTGCTCTGCGCTTTTGTCGTTAAAAAAAGTTTTTTTAGGCTCTTCTGCTGCGGCTTGGGTTAGTTTCGCAAGACTGCCCCACAATTCAGACAAATCAGCAGCCATGCTTTGGATTTCTTTACCCGCAGCAATGCCAGCCTGTATGCCCGCATAAGCGGCTTGCGCCGCTGCCAATATTGTTAATGGGTCCACGGCGCTTAATCCTTGTTTTTAAGGCCACGAACAAGAACCCAAAGGCGGTAGGCAATCAAAATTGACCCGCCAACCGCCATAAAAAGATGAAGCCATTCATTCAAACCGACCGCCCACAGGGGCATTGTTATAACTCCGCCAGCAATGGCGGAATCAACGACGAGATCCGTGTGGTGATCGGTTTGCATGTTACACCGCGTTTTCTACTGCTGTTTCAACCTTGTCAGCGATGGTTTCCGCAGCAATTTTTGCATTGGCAATTTCACCGTCAACGTGATTCTGGATCTTCAAGATTAGTTCATGCACTTCGGCAAACGGACGAGCCGAAAGCGCGTTGACGATGAGCTGAAGTTCTTCAAGAGAATGTGGTACTGCAAAGTTCATTTTAGATCCCTCTCATTTTTAACCGGTCGACTTCATCAGAAACATCCTTGATGGCTTCGACCAACAAGCCAACAAGGTTGCCATATGCCACAGACAGATATTCACCGTCCTGCACCGCCTGGGGCAATACTCTCTGGACTTCCTGTGCAATCAGGCCGGTCCCTGGCTCGCCGGTATCAATTCGCGTGTATTCGACACCGCGAAGTTTTTTAACCTTGTCGAGCGCGTTTGTGATCATCATCACGTCTTTTTTCAAACGGGCGTCTGAATAGGCGGTGACGTTCCCGGTTGCCACCAAATTGCCGCCTGAATTGGTTACATACATGGTGGTAGTTCCTGAAGCATTCAGGAAAGACAAATTTGTGCCGTCACCATAAAAGAACCCAAGGGCTGTGCCAGATCCATTAAGTAGTCTTACAGAAGAGCTGGTTTGCCCACTTGCTGCTTGCACGTTGAGAACATTTGCTGTTGTGGTCACTATAAGGGGAGTAGTAACACTGGTTGTAACACTAAGCGTGCTGGACAGCGTTGCGGCGCCCGTAACACCAAGTGTGCCAGAAAAACTTGCGCTTGTGCCGCTCAATGCGCCGGTCAGTGTGCCACCGGCCAGGGGTAGACCGCCAAGGTTAGTAAGCGCCTGGGTGAAGGTCGTTGCGCCTGTGCCGCCATTGGCAATCCCCAGCGTGCCTGCGACCGTTATGGCCCCGGTAGTTGTCGATGATGGCGTAAGGCCGGTCGACCCAAATGAAATAGACGAGACATATGAAGTCAGGCGGGTATCATCAGCGTAATAAATGTTTGTGCCGTCAGAGAACACAAATGCCCGCGTCAATTGGGTGACGGTAACGCTGGTTCCTCCACCAGATGAAGCAAGCGTAACCGTATAAGCGCCGGTTGTGCCGTTATAAACAATGTAAAAACCCGAAACGCCCGACGGAAAATTGATTGTGGCGTTAGAACCAAGTGTGCCGCTTACAGTGATGTAAACGGCCTGCACTTGCGCTTGTGTCAGGTTTGTAGCCCCGCCGGTCGTTGACACGCCAAACGAACCGCCGAAGCACTTGTCAATAATGTCCCAGTCGTTGTTGATAGGCGTGTTCCAAGAGTTAACGTAATCGTTATACCCTGGTTTTTCTATCGCCTTGTTCGTCGTATACGAGCTGGTCATTTCCCTGCGTCCTTCGGGTTATTCTGCCGTTAGGCTGGCCTTAGTGTAGACTTCCGTGCCTTCAACAACAATTTTGGCCTGGATAGCCGTAGCCAAAGCGACATCCTTTTGTGCAAATTCTTCGTGTTCAAGAATCGTACCCCAAATGTCTCTGCGCTCTGGAGGAAGATGATCCGCCTCGATGTAACTGGGAATATACCCTGTAATTTTATAAATTGACAGGGCGAACAGTGGGATCGCGTCGGAGAAGGCATTGTTGCAAGATGTTTCCCAGAAGTCGCCATCAAGGAACATGCAAGCGCCCTGGCAAATATGCAAAACAGGGCAGGCGGCACAATCAGGGCGATTGCGCCAATGTGTCGACGTCTTGATGGAAACAGCGTCCATATTGGCGACATTCCCGCCCATATGCTGCATACCGTTCATAGAAGTTGAAACAGCGCTAACATTCTGGCAGGTGATCACATTGCCCCGGAGATCCACGGCCAACACGTTTTCATCGTCCATCCCGCATTTTTGAGCCAAATTTTGTGCGGATTGATGCGTCAAAACGGCATGGGTAAACCCATCAATTTTTTGAAGGATGCCTTGGAAACCAATGTCACCATCCCCTTCAAAAATGTCATTAAGTGCTGTTTGCCGAAATAAAAAATGATCTTTTTTTGTGCTGAGAGCGTTTTTAAGGCCGTCGGCATCATAGGCGTCAATAATACCACCTTCGCCAAGAACAACATTTTGGTCGCCCGTAAAATCGCGGAACCAATCTGATATTACTTTGCGACTCATATTGTTGACGTTTAGCATTGAATTGAAACTGATGCGCCCCTGCTTCTTCATACGGCGATAAAACCGAAGCACAGTATCTTTTTTGTCGGGGTCAACAAACGGATCAGGACCGCGGACAGACTGGCCTGGACCATCATGGCTTATGGAAACAGCAAACTGGTTATTGTACAACCAATCACAAATTTCATCTGTCAAAAGAGAACCATTTGTAATCATAGAAAATTGTGGTTTTTCTTCCCACTTGATAAATTTCTTTTGTAAAGCCTCGACCAATGGAAAAATGGTTTTGATGTAAACCAGTGGCTCTCCGCCCCATATTTCAATTTTAAGGCCGGTCTTTTCATTGAATTCAAGGGATTCGATCTTTTTTATAAAAGCGTCGACATCTTTTTTGCTGGTTTCATCTGCACGTTCGACAAACCGCTGCGAACAATAATTGCAGCTATAATTGCAAGATAAGCCAAGCTGGATCTTCAAAACACGAACCAGTTTTGACTTTTTCAGGCCCGTATATTTGTCAAACGGAACAGACACGGACCCTTGGCCAATGCTTGCTTTGATCCTGTCATTGTCTTCAAAAACAAAACCGTTGTCCGAAGAAAGCGTGTTTGTCTCATTATCGTACATAAAAACCCTGCGTTCGCCCGCAGGGCTTTCAGCCAAAAACTTGAATTGCATGATAACCCTCCTGTTGGTTGCAAATTAAACGACTGGAATAAGAGCCTCTCCAAGCCCCGGCACATAGCGCCATCCAGCCTTCACACGAATAGTATCTCCCGCGTCAAGCCCCATAGAGCTGATACGGAAGCTGCCGACGCCGTTTACCAGCGTCACACGAGTCTTTGGCAACACACCAACGACAGGTTCTAAAAACACTTCAGAATTGCAATCTGCCCGCAAATCGCCAGACGGCATACGGCATTCGACGTTTACAGTTGCCATTGCATCTGGTGACATCGACGATGGAGCAGACAACACCAAAGTTGGATATGTATTGGCCATATCGTTATCGTCAGGGAATGCAGGTGGCGATACTTCACCTTGCCCTTCGACATAAACCTTATACCCGCACGCAGCATTCATTTTGACAACGATAGTCGCTTTATCCCATTCTTGGCCCGCGAAATCAGTCCGAACAGACAATGCGCTTCCAGTTACAAAATCGGTATAAATTGCGTTTTTGTGCAACCGACCCGGCATTGTATCAACGGTGCGATTTGATGGACGGAACAACCTGCCCATTTTGTCCATACGCATGATCAAAACACACTGATCGGTGTTTGGGCTATGGCCAAGATATTCAGATGTCCGAGAAATGCTAAGAGCGCATTCAAGCCTGAACGGGAACCCCGCTAGAGTTTCACTAAACACACTGCCATCAAACCAGCGGTAAGGCGGCTGGGCATAAGTGACCTTATCGGGGGCATGTGTCGTAAACAGTTCTGCCAATTCAGCGTCAGTGTACTGTTCACCTTTTTGGTCGTCAGTAAATTGCTGAAAAGTGCGGACGCTAATGCAGTCTTTGCCGATCACATAAGACGTCGGAAAAACAAAATTGCCTTCATAGTGGAAAACATTGAAGTCGGTCATTGGATGTCCTCAGCAGTTTGAGCAGTCGCATGTGGTGCAGTTTGGCTGTGTCCACATGTTCTGAGTGCAGTTATAAGTGCAGGCACAGTTGCAGTTAGTTTGAATGTAGGATTGAGCATCGCAATTTGCGCAGTTAATGGCGGTGTTATAGCAATTAACACAATTGTACGCTCCGCAATCGCAGTTCCCCGTGGCACAATTTCCATTGTTGCAATTTCCCGCCGTGTTTTGTTTGTAATAGGCTTTGCTGTAATATGCGTTCATAGCATACGACTGCTGGCCTGTTTTTGTCTTAGAATACACGAAAGACATGGAGTTATTAGCGGTCGAGGCCAGCCCCAGTTCGGTGCTGAAGTTCGACATCGCAATCGTGCCTGATGCTGGAAGTGTCATGTAATCTCCCTCAATCCCCACAACGGCATGGTGGCTGGCCTTTTAATTGCCTGATTTCTTCGCGCATAGCAACGATCTCTTTGCAAAGCTCGATCACGCCGACCATAGCGGCATTGCCGTATGACACGGACAATCTGCCTTCTGTATCCTCCAAAACAGCGTCAGGAAGCACTTCGCGCAAAGATTGAGCCGATACCCCGACTTGTGTCATTTCTTGGTCTGTACGGTCAAAAATTCCGCTTTTAACCCGCGCCAAACTGGCAATGGTGTCCGAAGAAAGATCACGCCAGTTGGTCTTGACCCGTTCATCCGAATAGGCGGTGATGTTCCCGGTTGCCACCAAATTGCCGCCTGAATTGCTTACATACATGGTGGCAGTTCCTGAAGCATTCAGGAAAGACAAATTTGTGCCGTCGCCATAAAAGAATCCAAGGGCTGTGCCAGAACCATTAAGAATTTTTACGGCAGAGGTAGTTTGCCCACTTGCTGCCTGCACGCTCAGGACATTTGCTGCTGTGGTCACTATTGTCGGGGTGGTAACAGTTGTAAACGAACCCGCCGCTGCTGTCGTCCCACCAATCGCAGGAGGAGAAGCAAGGTAGGTGCTAAACCCTGTGCCGGACACGGTGCTGGAAGCAGATAGTGTAGTGAATGCGCCTGTTGATGCGGTTGTCGCACCAACAGTTCCGTTCCAAGCACCAGTTGTAATTGTGCCAACAGTGGTAAGAGACGAAAGAGACGTTACTGCGCTTGTAACAAGACCCCCCGCCGTATTCACCGCATTGGCAATAGCCGTCAAAACACCAGTGCCGGTGCTAACCGTCGAAGGCGCAACACCTGCGCCGCCACCAACAACAATGGCATTTGACGTCAAAACCCCGGACGTCGCCCATGTCGATGCGCTACTAAAGTACGGGATACCGCCAGATGTGCCTGCAACAGTGAAAGCGGGGGTCGTGGTGGCCGTGGCCACAGAGATGATGCCACCGGTGAACCCAACGCTTGTAACCGTGCCTGTAGCGGCCCAAGTGCCGTCACCACGCAAATATGTGGTCGAAGACGGCGTGCCGGACACAGGATTGGTGAAGCTGGTTGCGGAGCTGATGACGTAACCGCTTGTCGGCAATGTCAGGCTGGTGGAAGCAGTGACAGCCAGGGTTGTCGGGAATGCACCGGAAAGGGTCAAATTGCCGCCCAGCGTGATCGTGCTTGAGCCATTATTGACGCCTGTGCCGCCATATGTCGAGCCGATAACAGTGCCGTTCCAAGTGCCGGACGTGATCGTTCCGACCGTTGTCAAAGATGCAAGCGTTGCAAGAGAAGTTGCCGACGTCAGCGAGTTCAACGTGGTCACGGCGCTGGTGGCCAAGCCGCCCGAAGTGTTCACCGCGTTGCCAATAGCCGTCAAAACGCCAGTGCCGGTTGTTGTCGTGGCAGGTGTTGCACCGGTCCCACCGCCGATGACAATGGCATTTGCGGCCAAAACGGCAGAAGAAGCCCAGGTCGACGCAGAGCTGAAATAAGGAATGCCGCCAGATGTGCCAGCGACCGTCAAAGCCAACGTGCCTGCACCCGTAACAGGCGACCCCGAAACAGAGATTAAACCGCCGGTAAACGTCTGGCCGACACTTGTGACCGTACCGGCCCCGGCCACAGTTGCCCAGGTTCCATCCCCGCGAAGAAATGTCCCGGAATTTGGCGTGCCGGTCACAGGGTTGGTAAAATTAGTTGCAGACGTAATCACATACCCGGAAGCAGGCAGTGTTACGTTTGTCGATGCACCCGCCGTTAAAGTGACAGAATAAGCCCCGGAGGTGGCAAGAGTAGAACCGTTCGCCAATGTTAGCGTGCCGGTAGTTGTGGTGATTGTCGCCCCGTTTATGCTGGTTGCAGTGGCAACGCCAAGGACCGGAGTAACCAGCGTCGGCGTGGTGCTAAGAACAACAGAACCTGTGCCTGTTTTGGTTGTTACACCTGTACCACCGGCCAGCACAGGCAATGTGCCTGCGGTTAAAACAGAAGCAGACGTCGAATAAATGGCATTGTTGGCTGCGGTAAACGTGGAAAGAGCCGTACCGCCATTGGCCGTCGGCAACACACCCGTAATGGACGAAGCAGGAAGCCCGGTGGCATTTGCCAGGTTAATAGCCGACGGCGTGCCTAAGTCCGGTGTGACCAAAGCAGGTGAATTGCTAAGAACAACAGAACCAGAACCCGTGCTACTTGTAACGCCTGTTCCACCATTGGCAACATTTAACGTACCTGCAACAGTGATCGCACCAGACGTGCCAGAAATTGGCGTCAAACCCGTCGTGCCGAAGCTAATAGACGAAACGTAGGTCAAAAGGCTGTTGGAATAAGCCGCGATCTGCGCTGTGGTAACTTTAACGGACGCATTAGACTGGACACCCAGGATAAGTTCCGCACCCGACAATGACGATACCGCAGGAAGATTTGGGATGACGATATTGGACATTATGGCCCCACTTGCGGAATTTGATCATAGTCGTAAGGCAAACCAACCAAAGCCGTAACCATGTTGGTCGTACCCTGTAAAAGAGCTGCTGAAGGTATAGCATTATTTGTTTGATAGGTGAAGGCCGTGGCCGTTGTCACCGTCACGCTATAAAACCCGTTAGCATTGTTGTTTGCCAAGCCTTCGACCGAGATCTGGCTGTTCGTCACCATGCCATGCGCTTTAGAACAGGTCACAGTGATGATCTGCGTGCCGTTTGACGTCACCGAAAGCGGAAACAGGTTCACATTGTACGCAGTTTTTTGGAACAGCGGCATAACAGCGCCTTGTTCAAGCCCCGTCGGCACGCCAATCGGCTGCGTTGCATAGTTCTGGCCCGATTCCGACACGATGTTCGTGCTTGAAGGCACAGGAATGCCCGTTATGGGGTCAAAAACAGTCGGTTGCGACGTCGTGATATAGTCGCTTTCGGCTTCTGCCCAGGCTTCAACACGCGGATTAAGAATTGGAACAGGATCTTGCGGCAAAACAATCGCCCGAAGCTGCTCTTGCGGCGTATCCATGCAAGGAGTGCATACCAAAATGCGCTTGTTGATCAGTCCTGCGCCAGCATAATCAAACTGCCAGGCCAAATCGACATGGTTATAGGTAAATCCGCACCGGTCACAGATCCCAAAAGCCTGCGGGCTAGTTGAGCTTGTCCTGGCTCTGCCTGCTTTTGACGCATAAGCCATTGGGTTTACCTATAATAGCCGGAAGTCTGCGGGGAAATGTACTGGTTGGCCGTTTCAACATTCTGATCTGCCGCAATCGTGTAGGCTTCGTCGGCAATCGGCTTCAAACCCGACACCAGCGGAGGGTTCCACTGCATAGCAAGCCGATAAGCAAGCCCGGAAGCAAAAGCATCCAGCCACAAATACGGAATTTCTACATTTTGGCCGTCTGAAAGAGCAGAGTCTTGGATTTGGCGGACGCGATAGTATTTCAACGACACTTCGTTGCCGTCTGGCGCTGGCCAAAGCGAAACTGTCGGTGAAAGCAGGCGATCAAACCAGAAAATAGTCGGGAAACCGGTCTGTTGCTTGTTTGGATACGACGCATATTCTGTGCGCGAAACCGGCAAGATAATGCGGTCGATTTCAGTCGACGTCCCGGTCGTGCCGGTCGTGATATAGGCGTCCAAAATCACAACAGTGTTTGGGTTAACGCTATATGTCGGCGCTGGTGTCGGTGATGTAATCGTTCCGGCAACAGTCATCGTGCCGGTCGTTGTGCTGGCAAACGACACAGTGCCTGGGCCAGAGGCCGTAACGGTGTAAGTGTTGTTATAGGCGGTCGGCGTGACGCCAAGCACTGTGATGGAGCTTCCGACAGTGTAAATCGGCGTGTCCGGTGTTGCATATGTCAGCGTAACCGTCGATCCGGTCGCAGTCAGCGTCAAAATTGTCGGTGTTTGCGTCAAAGATACCGTGATCAGATCCACCGCCCACAGATTGACGCCCCTGTTGGCCCAATTGGCCAGCATAAGGTTTGACGCCATACGCGCCGACTCAAAATGTTCTTGAGCCAGCGCCGTATTGCGAACGCCAATCATGTTAAACGCATAGAGCGTCAGTTCACCAAGCGATGGATTGAAAGCATACGTCCCAGAGGTAGCCATAAAAACCCCCTATTAGGACATTGCTTCCTGAGAAATCACAGATGCACCAACCGTGTTCGTCCCAAAGGTCGAAGACGTTGTAATGGCGATGGTCAGCAAGTCAGGAATGTTGCCCTGAATGTTGGTATAAAGCGGGAAGAACGTGGTCAGGTCAAAATTTTGCAGACCGCCCGCTGGAAGCGGGGTGTTATACACCACTTCACCGCCGGAAACGGCTGTTGCCGACACGTCGCGTTCCACAAAGCTGTTCAGCGAACCAAGAGAATACATGGTATTAAACGTCGCACCGGTCAAAGCAATCGGCGAATAGTAGGTCGACGCGATCAATTCCAATGTGCAGTTTGCTGAAGAGTAGATGTTAAGAGTTTCAGGCAGCACCTGGCCGCGATCAATCACGCCGATGATGTAATTGCCGCTTGCCGCAGGCGTGTTGGCCATTGGGTACGGCAAAGCAGCGCTGCCAAGCACGTTGTCAACGACAGTCAAGGTCGTTGTTGTGTTAGCAATGACGCGGCCCATAGCACCCGTGCCAGAAGCGTACACAAGCGTACCGCCAGGCGTGCCGGAGCCACTTGCAACAGGATAAGTAAACGTCAAAGGCCCGGTGACAGTGATCTGATATGTGCCGTTTGGCGACCCGGTGGTCAGTGTGCCGCCGGAGAAAGTCAAATATCGGCCTGTTGTCAAAAAGTGAGGCGCCGATGTCGTCACCGTCACGACGTTTGCAGCAGCGGTAAAGCTGGCGGCAGTTGTCGAAGATCCACGCGACCAAACATATTTGCCAACCCACTGGTTCGCAGTCCAAGTTGCCGACGATGCCGTGATCACAGTGCCTGCGGTCATATACAAGGTGGTCGAAGACACGGTTTGGTTGACGCTAACCGTCCAAGTCGAACCAGCACCAGACCCGGAAAGGTTTGCCGTGATAACCGTACCAGCCGAAACACCGACACCGGTCACATATTGGCCGACAGCAACAGTGCCGGACGTTACAGTGCCGACGGTCAGGGTCGTGCCGGAGATGGTCGAAGTCGCCACCTGAGCAGCCAGGTTCGATGACGCCGTGATCGCAGCGCCACCAGTAGGCAGCGTGCCGTTTGCACCGGAATAGCTGGTATCAACGCCATATTCGAGCGTACCCATCGCACGATAGCGAAACGACAGCAGCGGGAACCGGGTTGCAGATGCACCTGGCTGTCTTGCAGGAGTACCAGCAGCCTGGCCGTAGCCGTAAGTAAAGCCTCGCTGGGTGTCGATCTTGCCTTCTGCAAGCACAGACACGCCATAATGGTACATTGAGCCTGCGGTAGACGTGCCGATGTTGCGAAGTTCATAACGAACAGGCAGGTTGCCGGTGCGCGACCAAGGGTTAGTTTGACCTGGCAAATTGGCAATACCGATCTGATGCAACACATAAGGCTCGCCGTTCAGCACAACGCCCCAGCGCAGCAGGCCAGCACCGTACCAGGCGTATTCAATGTAATACATCTGAATGTTGTTGAAATTCAGCAGGTTTTTAATGTTGTACGGGTCGGTCCAGTTTGGATAGGTAACAATCGTATTGGTAATCGTTCCACCCACGTCAGAACGGTAAACAACGGACATGCCGTTCGGATTGGCCGATGTCGGATCGCTTTGTTCAAAGAAAATGCCGTTTGCATCGTCAAAGAAACCGACGCGCTGGCGCTGGTTGGTAACAGCCGCACCAAACACAAATCCGGTCGACATATAGATGGTTTTGCCTGGCTGATAGCGGATATAGGGGCGCGTTTGACGGATAGCAGTATCACCAGCAGCAGACGTTACGCTCATTTGAATACCGCCCTGCGACGATACCTGCTGAATTGTTGCGCCGCCGGACACATACTGCTCCCAGCGCATTGGCTGGGTTCCGTATTCAAAATCTGCTTCAAACAAGTTTTGGCTTTCAGAAACCTTCTGCTTGCCAAGATTGTCACGCAAACGCTGAGGGAGTTCAGAAAGTAGTGCCTGATCTGCCGCCGAAGAGCCTAAACTCAATCCAGACATAGTTAACCCCTATTAGTATGGCGCAACGCCAAATTGCGTGAATGTCGCGGTAACAGAACCAGTCCCGTTTGTGATTGTCACTTTAGCATAAGCAGGGGAATACTGGTAGCTGCTCTGGACGTTGGTTGTAGCGGCAACGGCCTGGGCGTCCGACGTGTTAAGCCAGTTAACCAGGTAAGGCGCAACAGGGTTTGTCGGGCTGTTTGGATCTTGCAGCGTCTGCTGGATGGTATAGGTGACTGTGCCGGACACAGTTGCCTGAATTGCCACCTGCGACAGCGTATAATCATCAAACCGAACCCAGCCGGAAGAGGCAGTGTTGTTGGTTCCAACCGTCAAAGACCCGGCAGCGGCAGCACTGATGGTGATGCTGGTGACGGTTTTGAAGTCGATGTTTGACACAGCCGTGCTGATATTGGGGCCGGTGATCAATTCAGTGACCGGAGATCCGCTGTAATCAGTGCCAATAATTGTAAACGTCTTGGCGCTTTCGTTTGCAGTCGTTGTGATGACAACGCGCCGGGGATTATCCAGCACAGCAGTGGTCGATGTGGTTGTAGCACCGGCCAATGACACGCCGGTGTTTACGGTCACAGCCGTCGCACCATTGAGCGTCAGAGCGCCAACAGCAGGGGTCTGAGAAAGGCAAATTGCGTTGAGGCTTGCCGAGGCAAGAGGGCCAACCGTTACTGTTACAGGGCGCATATCATTTACCTCGTTTGTGTCCGGCTCTAGCAGCCGCAGCATTGTCTATCAAATTCGGATATGGCCTGCCAGCAGCGCGTGCGCGAGCCTTCGCCGACTGCACCTGTTTTTTGTCCAAATGCTTGTGTTCGTGGCCTTTAGAAAGTTTTTTGTCCCAAAATGGCTTTTCCATCAGTGACATCCCCACTTTCTAAGAGATTTGTTGATCCGGCTGTCGGGATCAGCAGCGGCAGCAGATCCGGTGAGCTTGCGCTTCATTCCGGTCATACGCTCGCAAAAAGATTTGTGCCGGGAGTTATCAGCGTCTTTGGTAGGCGCTTTCAAATTGTGACCTTCAGCACGGGCGGAAGCCCGGCCTTTAGCGTTCAGTCCACCAGAAGGGTTTTTGCCTTCTTTACGCGTCCAAGCTGCTGTCATAACACCCTCATTAAAGAAACGGGGGCTTTTACACCCCCGTTACTCGCTGCAATGGGATTAACCCATTGTTTCCATTTCAACCTTGTGACCTTTAGGGGTCGTGCCGTGACGGGCCGACGTAAAGGGGTTGTTTTCAGCAGCAGCACGACCACCGGACTTGCGTGGCTTGCGGCCAGCGTGGTGATGGGCGTGTTCGCCATGCACTTTACCAACATGCTTGTGGGCGTGATGGGCATGTGCCTTGCCGCCGTGCTTGCGCTTTGCGCGGCCACCGTGCTTGGCGTGCAGAGCCTCGGCTTCCTTCTCAGGATTGCCGTGGTTGTACTCCATAGGCTTGGACTTCAGGTCCATTTCGGCTTCGTCGACGCCCTTTTTGGCGGACTCGACTTTGCCACCGGCCTTACGGTGCTTTTTGGCGTGGTGAGCGTGATGTTCAGCGGTGTGGTGCGCCATACCGCCATGCTCGTGGTGATGTGCCTTATGACCTTTCATCGGTCTACTCCTTAGAAGTTGGCATACTGGGTGTTGCCAAACAGGCCAGCGGAAGAGCTGACGTTGTAAGGCTGGGGCGATTGACGAACCACATAACGATTGGTCCCGGTCGATGGAGTCAAATTGACACCTGTCCCGTTTGACAGATCAATTGTCCCGCGAACGTCGCCAGTCGTGGCAGTCGGGTAGGTATTGTCAGCAGCAGTAAAGCCGGTGAAGTTGGTCACAGGCTGCAAGAGCGTCTTCGATGCCCCCGCCGCTGCCGTAAGTTCGCCCGACGAATCGGCGCGAATTGGCAACCCAACCAGGGCGCTTGTGCCTACGGAATAAGCGTGGGTCGTATCAGCCGTGCCGCCCGACAGGGTGACAGACTTGATATACTTGAACGCTTTTTTACCGGTGACGGTGCTGCCAGCCGAGAGAGTGGCAGTTTCAGTCATCGGGAAACCGTAAACATCATAACCAGCGCAGGTGATTGTGGTGTACGTCCCAGCAGTTGCGGCAGTATACGTCAAAGCGCGACCCAATACGGCCTGTGGGTTCCACAGGTTAAGCGTTCCAGCCTGCCCCTGGGGGATGGCGTTGGAAAGAACCGCATCAATAGCGTTATTCAACGATGCCGTAACCGTGATCTGCGAACCGCTGGTCCCGGCTGTGAACGAATTACCGCTAACAGTGTAAGAACCAGTGAACCCAGTACCAGCGCCACCGTTAGAAAGGGTAGCACCAACAGTTGGACCAAAACCGGTGATGGTTGTGCCAGAAGGAATACCCGTGCCGCTGATAACCATGCCAATCGCCAGGGGGCCGTTACCAGCCGTCGAAACGATCAGAGTGTTACCGGCAACGCCGGATGTTCCGTTAGAAACGTAACCGGTCACTGTGGCATAAGCATCAAGTGCCACAAAACCAGCGCCGCCATTGGTATCGACCGCGCCGGTGTCGGCACGAACGATCTGGCTTACAATCGAAACACCGGTTGTCGCCGAAGCGGAAGACACAAGCGTCAGGGTCGCCGACGTTGGGTTTGCCGAGGCAACAATCGCAGCAGAAGACACGGTGTAAGGAACAATGTTCAGGGTCGTGATGTTATCAAAACCGTAAAACATGCCCGTAAACGCGCCGAAATTCTGCCCGGCGATGTAGGTATAAGGGAGACGGGGATCAAGAATCCCCGCACCAGCGTAGAAAGCCGACGGCCCCAGCTCTGGATTGTACTCCAAAGGGTTGTACGGACTTTGCCCAAACGTAAGAAGGGGGCCGGAGAAAGTTGTGATAGCCATAGTCTATCTCCGATCTTAGAAGGTTGGGAAGCTGCCGAAAATGGAGCGCCAGTTGTAATAACCGAAAGAGTAACGCTCGTAGCCCTTAACCAGCAGGTTGTCCGTCACGAAGTCGACTTGCATGTCTGTTTCAAACTTAACGCGTTCCATATAGGACAGGCCGTCAATGTTTGTGAGCAGGAACCAAGCATACTGCGAGGTCAAGAAGTCGTTTGTCATATAGCCTTCGGACAAGCCACCGGCTGTCGTGAGCAACGCGTTGACGTCATTATCTGCTGTGCCGGGACGCAGTTCAGTCTTGGTCAGACGAATTGCAACTGGCTCCAACTGAGGCGGAACGATCAGCTTCTTGGCGCGTGCGAACACCTTCAGACCGGCCTGGTCCTTGAACGCTGTACGGATCTGAATCATTGCGTTAAGCAAAGTCGATTCGTTCAGGTCAACCTGGGTGGTTGGGGTGTTGGCAACAGTGCCGCCGTCAATAGGATGCGAAGCAGAGCAAAGAGCCACGCCGTCACCGCCAACAGAATTGTTGTAGGTGGTTGCGTTGTTCAGGATGCTTGCACCGTAGATTTCTTTGGTCTGCTGGAACGCTTCCACCAGGCCAAGGTTCGACGGATGAAACTGGGTTTTGTAGACGTTATCGTCGATGGCTTTACGGGTGATGGCATAACCAAGACCGAGTTCGGTATGTTCCTGGTTGTACACATAACGCTCGCCAGCGCCGTTATCAAAAGCAGTCTGACCGCCTTCAGTCTTCAACTGGGCCAGGCCCAAGAAGCGCAGTTCAGCGGTACGTTCCAAGGCCAGCTTGGACTCATGCTTCGTGAAGATCTTGTCGTACTGGGACGGGATCATCTCGTACTTGCCTTCGATACCACGAAGACCGGGCAGGAGAAGATCTTTAATCGCCGAAAGATTGACAGCCATTTTACCTTACTCCCTTAGATGCCAGCAAGAGACTTCATCATGGAGTTGTTAAACCCAACGACGATCTTGTTGTAAGCGGTTGTGCTATCGTTTCCGTTGATGGAAACCAGCGGGCTAGTCGCGCCAGGGACATAGTTGGCAAGACTGATGATGCGGAATGGCAGGAAGTTGTTGGCAACCGCACCCGCGTTCGAGTTTGCAATCAGCGAGTACTGATCAGCGAAGTAGGTCGACAGGCCGTTCGCGGTGTTACCGAGAGTTTCACCGGTTGCGGTCGAGTCATTGTAGTTGAAGCCAATGTTCTGACCGACCGAAGCCAAACCAACCGCTGTTGCAGTGGTGTTGGAGTTCGCCGTCTGCACGATAAACTGTGCGTTCGGATCGGTGATAACATAAGCCTGCACGTCGCCGTTTGCGTCAGCGCCGGGCCAATAGTTGGACCAAACGGTGCGCTTCTGCGAGGTCGACAGGTACTTACAACCAACAAACACACCAGCAATCGGGGTATACAGGGTGACAACACCCGAAGCCGTCGAAGTTGCGTTGATCGTTGCACCGGCATTGGCGCAAACGATGGTGGTCGAAGTTGCGGAAGTGACCTGGTAAGTGCCGTTCAGGTTGCCCGAAGACATAGTTGAGCCGACGATGGTGATGTAGGAACCAATCGGGGCTGTGAAAGCGTTCGGGGAAGAAGGCAGGTTGCCAGAGGTTGAGGTGGTTGGAGCCGTAATAGTTACGGTCAACGCGCCGGTCGTGGAGTTGGTGGTGATGGCAGTCGCGCCAACAGTCAACGTGATAGGGCCATAAGCCTGGTTGATGTAGCCAGTGCCGACACCGGTTGTACCGGCGGACATCACTACGGGATCACCAAAGAAAATCGGAGTGGTATTGCCCGAAGCAATAGCCATTGTGGTCTGTTCGTACGATGGAGTCGTACCAGTGCCTTGATACTGCTGAAAACCGTTTGGCGCAAAGGTATTTGCCATGACGGGTTCTCCTTTTTACAGGAGGTTCCAATCATCGCACACCGAGGCGACTAGAAACCGGAAAGGGCTAACTCTTCACACCGAGGAAGAGACTTCACATGGAAGCATTGCAGAAAATAGACGGGTTCGTACATAAAGTAAAGCCCCCCATCTCTGGGGGGCCATATTCTCAATCTTCAGGCATAGCCATTGGCTCATAGTTCTTGCTAAGTGTCGATTTGCTCCGGTCAAAACTGCCAAATTGAGCGTCAGCAAGTTGCTGTTCACGGCTCTTGACCTGGTTCATCGCACGCGCACGATCCTGCCGTTTGGCCTCGTCCGTGATTTCCTTCGGACGTTCCATCAAAATCATGCCTTTGCGTTCAATGGTGTTGTAATGACCTTCAGGCATCAAGGTGCGATGACGCGAAGCGGGGACAGGTTCCCAACCGCGTGCTTCCTGGCTCATCATATACGACGAATCCTCCTGGCCAAACACACTCTTGCGCTTCCATTCATATGTCCACCCTTCGGGGATCAAATGTGCCGGGATCGCAAATTCATCCGAGGTGTCATCCGATGTCGTCAGATGCCCTTTGATCTCGGCGGCACGACGTTTAGCGCGTTCAAGCGGACTTTCTTCGCGCAGATCAGGACGTGATGGCGCACGAAGCGAAGGAGCTTCGGCAGCAGCCTGATTTACTGGATCTGCTGGCGAAGATTTTTCCGCGATCTTTGCAAAACGCGAAGTTTTGGCACGGGCGCGACCCGGCACTGCCTTGATAGGTTCCATTTCCATAATCCTTAATTCAGTTTGCCTTCGCGCTGAAGCGCGATTTTGTTCAGAGCATATTCACGATCCGACATGCCCATCATTTGTGCCATTTCTCGTTCATCGGCAGTCAACCGAACCACATTTGTGGACGATCCCGTGCCGTTGCTGCTGCGAGAAACAGGAGCAGA